AGCGAAGGATAATATGTTTGACAAGCGTCCACATTTAGGTCTTCCTTCTTGGTTTAAACGATGATATAATCTTTAGATGGAGGCTGTGTCACCACCACATACCACACAGTCTCCTTTTAAGGATTATTTATGAGTTTAGGATTTGACGCAATATCAGCATTACCATTCGCTACATCAGGACCCGATTCAGATGTACAAGTTTCCGTAACAGGTAATTCACTTACAATTACTATTGGTAGTGTAGGTATTATTGCAGATGCAGTCACAGAAAATTTAACACCAAATCAAGTTACATTAGGCACAGGTACTTTAACTATTACAGCCGATGCTAATCATACAGTTACAGGAAATGCTGTATCTTTAGGTATAGGTGCATTTACTGTTAATATAGATACTAACGTATCACCTTCTGGAAACTCATTGACCTTGGCTACAGGAAATGTTACAGTAACAGGAACAGCAAATGTATTACCTACAGGTTCTAGCTTATCATTAGATACAGTAGAACCGGGAGTTATTACGTGGAACGATATAATACCAGGAGCAACAATGGTTTGGACACCAATTAAACCGTACTAAAATTATGGCATCAAGTTATTCAACAGATTTATCATTAGAGTTAGTCGCAACCGGTGAAAAAGCTGGTCTATGGGGCGCAATCACAAATACAAATTTACAACTATTACAAACAGCAGCATCAGGTTATGTAGAAGTAACTTTAAGTTCAGGTACAACTACATTAAGTTTGGCCGACGGATCGTCGAGCGCGAATGGTAAAAACCTTTACATTAAAGTAACAGGAACTTTATCTGGTAATTCAACTTTAGCTATGCCCGCATCAACAACAGGTGGTAATGCAAACAGAATATTTTTTGTAGAAGATGGAACTACTAGAGGTGGAGCTGGTGATAGTTATACAGTAACTTTAATAACAACAGGTCAAAGTGGAGGAGTCCCTCTTCCAGAAGGTGCAACAGCTTTAGTTTATTCTAGAGGTAGTGTGCCAGCAACAACATTAGGTATGTTACAAAGAGGAATGACTTCTGTAACTGCAGCAAGTAAAACTACATACACAGCAGTCGCTGGTGATCAAATTGTAGTAGATACAGTTGCTAACCCAGTTACAATTACATTACCAAGTTCACCTGCAGTCGGTGATGAAGTAACAATTATGGATGGTTCAGCATCAAATGGTTTTGCAACAAACAATTGTATTATAGATAGAGGTGGTTCTAATATAGAAGGTGCCGCTGCTAATGATACTCTTGCTACTAATAATCAATGTGTAACTCTTATTTATGCTAATGCCACAAAAGGTTGGCTATATAAATCAACAAATCAATAGGAGTAATTAATGCTTACGAAAATTAAGTTTGCTCCTGGAATCGACAAACAAGATACAGCAGTTGGAGCAGAAGGTCGTTGGGTTGATTCAGACAATGTTAGATTTAGATATGGACTACCAGAAAAAGTTGGTGGTTGGCAGTCATTACTTACAGATACTTTAGTAGGTGTAGCTAGAAAACAACACGCATTTGTTGACCAAGATGGTAATAGATATGTTGCAATTGGTACAGATAAATTTTTAATTGTATATTTTGAAGGTCAATTTTTTGATGTAACTCCTTTAGCAACTACTATTTCAGCAGCTACTTTTACTTTTAATGGCACAACTACTATTACCATTACAACATCAGCAGCACATAATTTAGAAGACGGTGATATTGTTTTATTAGATAGTGTAACTTTACCTGGTGGTACAGGATTAAGTGCATCAGATTTTGAAGATAAACTATTTCAAGTTATTTCTACACCAACAGCAAACACTTTTACTATAACTTTTACAAGTGCAGGTTCTACAGCGTCTGGTGGTAGTGTAGATATAAAACCTTATGAACGAGTGGGTCCAGCTGCACAAACCTATGGTTATGGTTTTGGTATTAGTCAATATGGTGGTACAGTTCAAGGAACACAAACATCAACTCTTGACGGAGCGTTGGCCGCGGATACTAATGGTAACAATGGATCTGCTACGCAAATACGTTTAGCCTCTACTACAGGTTTTCCATCAGGAGGTGGAACAATAGCAGTAGGTAATGAATTAATAACTTATACAGGTGTTGCTGGTGCAGAACTAACAGGTATTTCTAGAGCACAAAAAGGAACATCAAGCGCAATACATTCTGATGGTGCTACAGTTACAAACGCTACAGAATTTTCAGGATGGGGGGATGCGGTTGACGCAGCTACTGTTACTCTTGAACCAGGACTTTGGTCTTTAAGTAATTTTGGTGATGTATTAGTTGCAACGATTGCCAATGGTAAAACTTTTACTTGGGATTCTTCTATTGCAGCAAGATTATCTACAAGAGCTTCTACAACTACATCAGGATTTGAAACTACAAATAATCCAACAGCTACTAGAGTTACACTTATTTCACCAACAACACGTCACTTAATTCATTTTGGAACTGAAACAACTATTGGATCACCTTCTACACAAGACGATATGTTTATAAGATTTTCTGAAGATGAAAATATAAATGCATATGTACCAGAAGCAACTAACACAGCAGGTACACAAAGAATACAAGATGGCACTAAAATTGTAGGAGCTTTGGTTGCAAAAGAAAACATTCTAGTATGGACTGATAATGCATTGTACACAATGAAATTTGTTGGTGCACCATTTACATTTGGTTTTGAACAAGTTGGTACTAACTGTGGATTGATTGGTAAAAATGCAGCGATCGAAATTGATGGTGTTGCTTACTGGATGGGTAATAATGGTTTCTTCTCATTTGATGGTACAGTAAACACACTACCTTGTAGTGTTGAAGATTATGTTTACGATGATGTAGATACAACTAAAGGTCAACAAGTTTGTGCAGGCATTAATAACCTATTTACTGAAGTAACTTGGTGGTATCCAACATCAGGATCAGATTTTAATAATAGATATGTAGTTTATAACTACGGACAAAACAATGCGCGATTGCCTATGGGTAATTGGTATACAGGTGTTAATACTAATTCAATTAGAACAACTTGGATAGATTCATTAGTATATCCAAAACCATACGCTACAGCATATGACAGTTCAGCCACAGGTTCTTTTCCTGCAATTATAGGTGAATCAGGTTTAGGTAGAAGTGTATTGTTTGAACACGAGTCGGGGACCGATCAAGTAAATCCAGACGGAAGTGTAACTCCCTTAACATCTTTTATACAATCATTCAGTTTTTCATTACAGCCTGACCAAGCAGAAGTATTTTTAGCATTAAGAAGATTTTTACCTAATTTTAAAGTGTTAACAGGTAATAACCAAATTACATTATCTATAAAAGATTTTCCTTCACAAGATGATATAGAAACTGCATTGAGTCCTTTTACAATTGATGCATCAACTTTAAAAGTTGACACTAGAGCTAGAGGTAGATATGCAAATATAAAAATAGAAAATACAGGCGTAGGTGAATCGTGGAGATTTGGTACATTTCAAGTTGATATACAACCTGATGGAAGGAGGGGATAATGACTAAAGTAGTAGTAAGATTACCAGAACCTAAAAGAGAATATAGTGAAGATAATCAAAGACAAATTAACAGAGCATTAACTACAATTATAGAACAGTTAAACTCTACATACCTAACTCAACTCAAAGAGGACTCGGAAAGATATACGTGGTTCGGACTAGGATAAATGGCAAATATATATAAAAATCAAAAATTAGATTTAACAACTACAGATATTACAACTTTATACACTGTACCTTCTAATTCCAGAGCAATTGTAAAATCTATTTTAGTTTGTGATGACAGTAATAATGGAAGTACAATTACACTAACACTAACGGATGCATCTAGTAATGTATTTGTATTATTTGATGTAAAACCTGTGGCTGGACACGCAACAGAACAGTTGTTAAGCGAACCATTAATTTTACAAGAAAGTGAAATATTAAAAGTAACGGCTGCAGATGCAGATAGATTGCACGTTGTAGCATCAATATTAGAAATCAACAGGGAGGACAGATAATGCCGTTTGTAGAAACAGAGGCTTCTGTTAGGTATGAAACAATTAATGGTCAAAGAGTACCAGTAATTAC